ATGAAAAACGGTAAGAAGCCAACAAAGCGAGAGAAGGTACATATCAAATCATACAATTTAAATCCTGATAGTTGGTTAATTTTTAAAAAATTAAGTAATGAAATGCATTTAGTACATCGTTATACAAATACAACGAAAGTAATTCCAAGTGCATAAATAGGAGGGAAACAACATGAATCAATTCACAGTAGCAAACAATCAATATTTACATAACAAACTAGTATTTGAAAACAATGGTCAGGTAGTAACCGATAGTTTAACGATTACTGAAATGTTTGGTAAGGAACACAAAAATGTAAAACGAGATATTTCAGAAACAATTTCGAAGCTCGGTAGTTTACAAACTAGTGTTGAAGTGGACGAGCTAGGCATTAATTTTAATACGCTCAAATTTGAGCGTATTGAATATCGGGATAATCGCAACCGAATACAAGAAAAATACTTTTTAAACTTTGACGCTTTTATGTTAGTAACCATGAGTTATACAACGCAGAAAGCAATGCTGATAAAAATGAAATACATCAATGAATTTAACCGCATGAAAGATTACATCCAGAATCAAACACACACACCAAAAGACCCCATGAGTATTTTAAAGCTTACCTTTGAAGCATTAGAAGAACAGAAACAGGAACTTCAACATATTAAATCAGATGTTAAAGACTTACGAGAAAACGCCCCATTATTCGCGGTAGAATGTGATGAAATATCCAATACAGTCAAACGTCATGGTGTTGCGCTACTAGGTGGTAAACAATCTAATGCGTACCAACATGCAGGGATTAGAGGTAAGGTCTATCGTGATATTTATAACCAGGTGTACCGTGAATTTGGAGTCACAAGCCATAAAGCAATTAAACGTGGTCATTTAGAATTAGCGACGCAGATTGTTAAAGATTATGCATTACCAATTGTTTTAAGTGAAAAAATCAATGTAGTAAACTCGCAAATTAAGTTTATAGAGGTGTAACAAGAATGGGAAGGAGTGAATTGTCATGATGGAAGAAAGTACGTTAGTACTATGTACAATTGGTTTGGTTATTTGTGGTTTGTTGCTAGTCGTTTGTATATTGGACAAACCAATTGAAAAGTTTACGAAGGATGTGAAGTAAATGATTGCGCGAGAGGAGGTAGTAGATATAGATCATCTTCAAGAGCGGATGGCACAATGTGCGTTGAAAGAGTTAATTGCTGATCTACGTGGGCAACCAGAGGTAGCGAAGAGATGGGATGAAGAACATAAGTGATGCGGGAGTTTAATCAATTAGTAATAGCTATTATTGAAAAATATGGAATAGAGACTGTAGAGACAATTCTAGAGGAGTTACAACAACATACTGTTGATACAGCCAAGTTACACATACAAGCCTTAGAAAGCGAAAACGCCCTATAAAATAGGACTTTTTCTGATGAAAACTACTTGAATGTGCACAGAAGTGCGAATTAAATTCACTATAGCAGAAAAAGATAAAGAATATAAGATTAATAACCAGAAAATTCTATTTGTTGTATTGAGAAAGATGTTGAATAAAGAAGGTGAATGGGATGAATAGCAATGTGATGAAAGTTGCAAGAATAAACCTCCAAGGTAACACCTTAGATCAAGGATGGTTTAAGCACCTTGCTTTAGAAAATGGTAAGCCATATATGGTGGCTATTACAATACTTAGCGAAATTTTTTATTGGTATAAACCAACTGACATAAAGGATGAAAAAACGAATGAAATTCAGTATAAACAAAAGTTTAAAGCAGACAAGCTTCAAAAAAGTTATCAACAATTAGCTGATTCATTTGGCTTTACTAAAAGACAGGTTAAAGATGCTTGCAAGTATTTAGAAAAGAAAAAGCTCATTACAATTGAATTCCGTACAATCGTAATTAATGGCACGAAGTGCAATAACGTAATGTATGTGGAACCTAACACGGAAAATATAGCGAAGATTTCAATCATCTATCAAGACCCTGTTACATCTGAACGTCAGACCCTCTCGCGTTCAAATGCAAGACCCTCTGACGTTCAAACGGGGGAGGCTCTTACGTTGAAACGTAAGACAAATACAAAGATTACTACAGAGATTACTACAAATAAAAAGAAGTATTGTCGCAAGCTTCAAACTTGCGACGTCAATGCAGCAAAATATTTGTTTGAAAAAATTAAAAGTAACAATCCAAAACAAAAAGAGCCTAACTTTAATTCTTGGTCTAATGACTTTAGATTAATACGTGAAAAGGATCACCGTGAATTACAAGAGATGAAAGATGTGATTGATTGGTGCCAAGCAGATTCATTTTGGCAAGGAAATATCTTATCCCCTAAAAAGCTACGTGAAAAGTTTGATCAACTAACAATCCAAATGAATAATGCTAGAAAAGGAGAAAAGAATCATGGAAATGGTGGAAAGAGGGATGACGAAGATTTTGAATACATCGGCTTGTGAAGAGGAAGCCGAAGGCTATACCTGTGAACACTGTAACGCTTTTATTAAGGCAATTGTAGTAGAGATTCCGACATTGCGGATTAAAAATAAAGTATTCCCTACATGTGAATGTGTGGTAGATCGTGAAGAAGCAAAAGTACGAGATTATCAAAACTTTGCTAAGAAAAGAGAAATTGAAAAACTATTTAGCATTCACAATGTGGGAAATCGTTTTGATAAGAGCACATTCTCGGCATTTCTAGACCGGAATGGCTCAGAGACCGCGTGTCAGTTAGTGAAACAATACGTACAAGCTTTTTCGGATTGGCAAGGAGAATCACTTTGGTTATGGGGAGAACCTGGGAATGGGAAAACCCATTTGGCAGCCGCTATTACAAAAGCATTAACAGAGCAAGGGCACATCGTTGTATTTCAAAGTGTACCAGAATTGTTACAACGTATTCGTAGCACGTTTAACAGTGAGAACAAAGAGAATGAAGCGCAAATCATGAGAGCGTTGTTAGAGTGTGACTTACTTATTCTAGATGATATCGGAGCGGAGAAAGCGACGGAATGGGTGGAAGAAAAGATTTTTAATATTATCGACGGACGTTACCGAAAAGAAATGCCTACCTTGTATACAAGTAATTTAAAGCCAAAAGAAATGTTACAACAAGTGGGGAAACGGTCTTATGACCGTATGGTGGAAACAAGTTTGACGATTGAAAATAAAGCAACAAGCTATCGAAGAGAGATTGCAAAACAAAGGTTACAGCGTTTTGGAGAGAGTTCTTAATGTATCCGATGAAAAAGGAGTGTGACATTATGACAGATTTACAGTTAGAAAACTATACAATTGCAGCTCAAAAAAGAAAGTACATGAAGAACGAACGTCGTAACTTGTACATCGCTTTAGAAGAACTGGACATGTTTTGGGATGAAGACGACGTGTTACGAGTGAAGGATGCTTGGAAAAATAATGAGAGTGTATTTGCAATAGGGAAGAAATTACAAAGAGACCCTGATGAAGTTGCTCTACTTATTATGGATTTAGCGAGAAAAGGTACAATTAGAAACAGACCTGTGGGGCTAGGTGTATGAAACAATTAACCCTCGAAGATATTGTAGGAAGTATGGATTATACAGCACATAGTACCGCTGAGAAATGCCTTTTTAACCATTCGGTTACACCAACCTATGCAGTAGAATTTTTTGATCGAGATGAAAAGCAAAAGCTACGTTGGTTTGAAGTAAATACAGAGGAGGAAGCAAAAGAAAAGGCAGAAGAAACATACGGGAGAATTCAAATTATCAAAGTATATGTGTCCAATCGAACATTCAAAGAAATTATGGAGCTAGATTAAGGACATTTTCCATCAAGACAGCCCTTGTATTTCATGAAATGGACAAGTATATGCAAAGGAGAACGGATGTAAATGAAAAGAGAAATAGACATGAAAACAAACGGCATCTACATTGTGGAAGATGGAAAGGTCATTCCTATAAAACCGCCAGAAAGCGGATATGGACAACAAGTTGTGTATTGGGTAAATGGAAAGGTGTCTCATACACAAATAACATCTACTGTTAAATTTAAGTGATAAAATTTGAATTTTGTTAAGAAATTAATACTTTCTTTATGCTATAGATTCATTTTGGGATATTGGATTTACTGAGAAATTAAAAAAGTCTCTCCAATAAGATTTGAAGAGACTTTTCTTTCACATATTATACAATTTAGTTCCTATTAAAATATGATTTAAGTTCTTTCTAAGGTTTTTATGGCGTACCGATAGTTACCGCCATCAATGCAGCAATTCTATCCAAAGCCTCCTGTACTGTAGTAGGGGAAAGAGGAGCCCAGTTTGCTGGATTAATTGGTGTATAAGCTAAATCGAAAGCATCATCAACTCTAATTAAAAAGGTATTTGTTCCTAGGATATTTATTCGTGAACGAATAGGTAAAGAATCAACTGTTGCTCTTACCCTTGTAATAACGTCATTAACGCCATTGACAATTAAATCCCCTGAATTAGGGCTGCCTTAAGAAAATTTTTAAGGCATGAACTTGAAATTACAGCAGAACAATATATTCGTTATGAAGAAATGAGAGGTAAAACGTGCAAAATTAGTGATTCGGATATAAAAACAATGACAGATAACCAACTCCGTAAATTTATATATGAGAGGGATTTCCCTGGTGAGAAATGGATAAGGTAACACAATTTGAACAAAAAAGCTATTTTGCACAACAAAGCAGTTAGCTGAAGTAGCTAACTGCTCTATTGTACGCTTTTAGAAAAGCAAGGTTGGGAGAATGAAAACTTTGAAGAAAAGAAAGGTTAGTGCTCGTTGCACAAAAGCAGTGGGGAAACTTTGCTGTATGAGCTGGCATTATAACGTGAACGAAAAATAAATATCGTCCGGCTAGAAAACTAGAGGACACCAATTCATGAAAGCAGCAATTAAAGCTGTTTTAGGAATAGGTGTTCTCTTTATTTTACGAAGGGAAATGGGGGTGGTGAATGTACCAAGAGATCTATTATATAAATGGGGAAATTCATAGAATGAAGTAAAATCGGGAAAATAAAAAGGAGTGGTCTAGCATGACGAAACAATTATCTTTCTTACCGAAAATAGATAGAGCAGCAACGCAAAAAAAATTAGAAGGTGTTCTCGAAAATATACGTTTATATAGACAGTTTGGAATGATGCGTGAAGAAATGAAAGTCACTCCTTCTTATGAAATTAGATATCACGGGCCTACAAATGATGTGGGAAAGCCATTAGAAGATGTAGCGATGGCTAATATACAACAAAGTGAACGGGAAGAGTGGATTAAGAAAATGTCATTTCGTATTGATCAATTCCTAAATCGTTTGGGTAATGGGCGTGCAGGAAAGGATCAAAGAAATATTATCATTAAGCGTTATTTAGAAGATGAAGATGTATGTGATTATATGGTTTATAACAAAATTGGTATGAGCGAGCGCACTTATCGACGTGTTAAGGCTAGAGTGTTTTATAAACTTGCTTTTGCTCTTAGATTAGAAGTTTATGAGACTGAAGAAGCTGGAGGTAATGAATAATGAACTTCGTTCAGCCAATACGTGATCTGGAAGAAATACAGCAGCTAAAAGAGTATTTCAAGGAAAAGAGCTTACGTAATTACATGCTCTTCATTATGGGTATTAATACAGGTCTTAGAATATCAGATATTTTGAAATTAAAAGTAGGGGATGTCAAAGGCAGTCATATCTCTATGAGGGAAAAGAAAACAGGAAAACAAAAACGTATTCAAATTACTGCAGCATTAAAAAGAGAACTGAAATGGTTTATAGAAGAAAGAGAAGACCATGAGTATTTGTTGCAAAGTAGACATGGGAAGAATCGTCCTATCGGTCGCAGCATGGCATATAAGATATTAAGTATAGCCGCAGCAGAGTTTGGTTTAGATGAAATAGGAACACATACGCTAAGAAAGACGTACGGGTACCATATGTACATGCAAACGAAAAACATAGCATTACTCATGGAGATATTCAATCACTCGTCAGAGAAGGTCACATTACGTTATATAGGTGTAAATCAAGATGCAATGGATAAAGCGATGACTAGGTTTAAAATCTAATCATTGCTTTTTTCTTTTTTAAATCTATACAGTTACTCATAAATTTCGTACTGTGTAACTCAAAAGAGAAAGTAGTATAAAGTCAATGATAGCAAGGGATTCAGAGAAGGGGTCAGTTACACACAATTAAACATATGGGTAATTGGAAGGTATACAATATTCACATGACGTATAAAAGTTATATAGAATGAATGAGAGGTGGAACAGATGATGTGTGAAGAGTTGTTACAAGCATTGGTTCAATATCAATTGCTGCAAGGAGAAAGGCCAAACACATTAAGGTTAAACCAAGATTACTATAGAACAGTATTAGTGCAATTAGCCTATCCTGATTGGTTAATTGAAAAGAAAATCAAGAATGTGGATCAGACGTTTCTTGGGGTTCAGGTAGAACTGACAAGTGAAGTGGAAACGTTTGAAATGAGAAGGATAAAAAAAGTGGCAGAGTTTTGACCGCTTTTTGGCAGGAAAAGGGCCGACTGTTTTGAGGAAAACATGTTATATTTGTATTGTGAGAAGTGGCGGAAAACACAACTTACTATGTTGTTTCTAAAATTCTAAACGGTTCGTAATGACGGCACATAAAATCCGAAACTAGCAGATGGTAAAGATTGAATGATACCGTTATTAAGGAGAGCTTTTGCTCTTCTTCCAGTTACCTAATATTGTTGATGCAGATAAATGTAGCGACATTAGGTGATTGGAAGAAGAATAAAACTTCATTTAACGTAAGTAAAGTACAAATATATAACGGATAAAAAAGCATCCATTTGGGTGCTTTTCTTAATTTAAGGAGGAGAAGGAAATGTTATTTTTCAAAAGAAAAAGAAAGAAGAAGAAGACGGTGACACAAAGTGATGTGAAAAGAAATAATGCGAGTATAACGAATGATTGGTTGATTCATAATACAACGACATCGAGCGCTATAAGCGATAGTTCGGACTACAGTGGTTATGATTATAGTAATCATTCGTCTTCATGTTCGTCACATTCATCGTATGATTCAGGAAGTTCATTTGATAGTTCGTCAAGTTGTGACTAAGTAGCGGAGAGGATAATTTTTTATTTTAGAAGCAGATGAAGGATGGATATAAGCAAATTAACTAAACAAGAACGAGTGTTTGTAATTGGTGCATTAATTCTATTGCTTGGACAAGATCTTGTAAACGAACGTATTGATAAACAGAAAATAGCAAGTGTACTTCCTATTTTTAATGAAATATAAGATAATAAAACACCAAAGCAAAGAAGAGAAGCGATGATCAGTTTACTTGATAAGACAATGGATGAATTTCTGAAGGAATAATAAAAAACACAGCCATATCATGCATGGAAGATGATATGGCTGTGTTTATAGGAAGTAAAGGGAATCCTTTACATACCTTTACTATAACTGAAAAGAGACGAAAGTGTAAGTTTGAAAATGTCCGGTGTCAACGGTAAAACGAGAAGGGGACAGGTAATAAAACAAATTGAAAGTAACGAATCCGTTGCTTTTTTATTTTAAGGAGGCTGAAGAATGATTGTAGAAACTAGAAGAACTGTATCAGGAACAGAATTTTGGGACGCGACAGAAAAGAGAAGCTTATTTGTTCCAACTGGTGAAGAACCAGGGTTCGAAGTAACTGTTAATCCTGAGAGTATGATTGCTAATACAGGATATTTGACTACAGATAATAAGGGTTTAGTAGTAGGTGAATCTGATAGTGAAGTTAACTTAAGTGGCATGACAGTAAAAGAATTACGTGAGTATGCTGATGAGTTAGGTATTGAGATTCCAACTGATGTTAAAAAGAAAGAAGACATCATTGAATTACTATCATGAAGTACTGTGACTTTAACGGCTGCCGTAACAAGATAAACAAGGGACGTTACTGTGAAGAACATAAGCGTAACAAGCCGAGGAAGAAGAAGGACCAGAAGAACATCTACCATCATGATAACAAACCATTTTATCGTACTGATGCATGGAAGTATGTCAGGTCTCAAGTATATGAACGAGAGAAAGGATACTGTCAACGATGTGGAAGATTCGTCTTTGGTCGAAGTGCTCATGTTCATCACATCATACCAATTAAACAAGATGAAACGCTTAAATTAGAAATAAACAACTTAATGCTACTTTGTCCAAAATGTCATATCAAAGAAGAAAATGAAGATAAACCAAAAAAAGTTTTTCCGAGTTATTTTAATAAATGAGGTGATTTATATGAAGATGCCAAGAACAATACATTGGTGCGTAGATAAAGCATGTGGATGGACAGAAGCAACACATAAGTTACTTGAAGGTTTAAAATGTCCAAAATGTAATGGACCAACGAATTGTAAATTTGTAGAGAAATACACAAGCCCCCCTATCAAAAATTAAAATTTGTCCTCTGGGGAGGATAGGTAGCGTAGGGGGCACGTCAATAGTTGCACCATTTTTAAAAAATGAAGGGGGGTGTGAAAATGGCTCGAATGTCAAAGAAGAAAAAGTTGGAAATGCTAGATGTTGCAAGGGATGAAGAACAAAATAGAATCATAAAAATATTGACCGATGAGGATAATTTCACACCTTCACTCGAACCATTAATTGAAAATTATTTAGATGCTTTTATCATTTATAAAACTATGTTTGATGAATGGAAAGCTGATGGTTTTGCAGCTACAAAAACCCATAAGAACAAGGCTGGGGCGACAAATGAAATGAAACATCCGCTTGCTCAACAAGTTGAAACTTGGAATGATAAGAAGAATAAAATGCTAGAATCTCTTGGAATGACGAATAAGGGGAAAAGTGTACAAAAAACGCCTAAAAATACAGGTAACATTCAATCTAATGAGCCTAAAGATGAATTAGCAGCTCATCGGAATAAATGGCGGAAATCTAAATGATTATTACACCAGGCGTTAACTATGCTGATAAGTATGCGAATAACGTCATGCGTAATAAAAAGAAATACCCGAAATCGATCATTCTTGCAGTAGAGCGTTATAAGAAGTGGAAAAAGCGTAAAGATATTTGGTTCGATGTAGATCGAGCAAATGAAATGTTGGATTTCGTTCATTCATTTATCCGTCATGTTAAAGGTCCGCTTGCAGGTCAATTAATGGAATTAGAGCTTTGGGAAATGTTTGTTTTTGCGAATATGTATGGTTGGTATCATAAAAACGAAAAAGGAAAGACCGTTCGTGTTATTCGTGAATCGTATGTTCAAGTACCAAAGAAAAACGGAAAAACAATTATTGCAGCAGGTGCATTGCTCTATGCTATGTATGGAGAACTTGAACTTGGTGCGGATTGTTATTGTGCAGCTTCAGACTATGAACAAGCGCAAAACGCAGCTGAGCCAATTGCACAAGCTATAGAAAACTCTGAACCTTTAGCGAGTCCTACGCAAATTTATAAAGGTGTCAATGGTACAGTTAGTGGTGCTATGTATCGATATAGCATCAACGGAATTGCATATCAAAATAAATTTAAAGTATTAACCAAAAACACAAAGGGTCTTGAAGGAAAGAACCCTTATTTTGTGTTGAATGATGAGCTTCATGCACAAGAAAATATGGACATGTATGACAACTTGAAGTCAGCACAGATTTCTCGTGAACAACCAATGATGCTTAATATTTCAACGGCTGGTAAAGGTGCTTCATCTGTAGGTATGCGTGTTTATAAATATGCAAAACTTGTTCTTGAAAATGACGATGATGATTCTTTGTTTGTTGCAATCTGGGAACCGAATAAAAATTATGATTGGGAAGATCGTAAAGTTTGGGAAATGGTTAACCCGAATATTGGTGTTTCCGTTACAATGGAACAACTTGAGATTGAATTCAAAAAAGCGAAGCAGTCCGCACATTCAAAAGCTGAGTTCCTTTCCAAACATTTAAATGTTTTCGTAAATGGTGCTGATAATTATTTTGAACATGATCAAGTACAACATGTTCTTGTGGAAGATTTGGGCGATCTTACAGGTGAAATTTGTTATTTAGGATTAGATTTATCTAAAACAACAGACTTAACATGCGTAAGTTTAAACTTCCCTTCACATGATGATGAAGGAAGGTCAATTATAAAAGTGAAACAGATGTATTTCCTTCCTAATGAAAATATTGATTTTAAAGAAAAAGAGGATAATGTTCCATATACTGATATGGTTGAACGTGGTTTTGCTACGTTTTGTGATGGAAAGATGATTGACCAGGATCAAGTGATGGAATATATCGTGGACTGTATGAATTTATATGATGTGCAGCAAATAAACTATGACCCAGCGATGTCTCAAAAATTAATAGAAAAACTTGAGAATCTTGGTTTAGAGTGTATTGCAGTAAATCAATATCCAAACGTTATGAACGCAATGCTTGATGATTCAGAAATACTCATTTATGAAAAACGTTTAATTACGGATAATCCTTTATTTATTTACTGTGCTCTTAATGTTGTAGTAGTTACAAATATTAACGGAATGAAAGCACCAAGTAAGCGACAGTCCAAAAAGAAGATTGATGGATTTGTTGCTTTTTTAGTTGCTCATAAAGAAACCATGATGGTTATGGATGATGTAAGTGAAGAGGGAATGGATGAATTGATCGGTGAAATTTATAGATAGAGGCGGTGAGAAATTGGGTTTAAGGGATAGGTTTTCAAATTATTTGTATCGAAAGCTAGAAAAACGTGGCTATCTTGGTGATGTTGTAGGAAAAAGTATTCGTTACGGTGGCGTATATGTGACGGATTCAAATATTTTGCATTCTAGTGATGTTTACGAATTGCTACAAGACATCAGTAATCAAATGGTATTGGCTGACATTGTTGTGGAAGATGAATTTGGGAATGAAATGAAAGATGATATTGCACTTCAAATCTTAAGGAATCCTAATAATTATCTAACACAATCTGAGTTCATTAAATTAATGACGAATACCTATTTACTTGAGGGGGAAACATTCCCAATATTAAATGGTGCACAAATACATTTAGCTTCAAATGTTTTTACAGAGTTAGATGATAATTTAGTAGAGCATTTTCATATTGGTGGGGAAGAAATTCCTCCATTCATGGTTCGTCATGTGAAAAATATTGGTGCAGATCATGTAAGAGGAAAAGGTCTTCTTGATTTGGGAAGAGATACACTCGAGGGTGTTATGTCAGCTGAGAAAACTTTAACTGACAAATATAAAAAGGGTGGGTTATTAGCATTCTTGTTAAATTTGGATGCTCATATCAATCCCCAGAATGGTGCGCAGTCAAAGCTAATCAATGCAATTTTAGATCAGCTGGAATCAATCGATGAATCAAGGTCTGTAAAGATGATTCCACTTGGAAAAGGGTACTCAATTGACACGCTTAAAAGCCCTCTAGACGATGAAAAGACCTTAGCATACCTAAATGTATATAAAAAGGATTTGGGTAAGTTTTTAGGCATAAATGTGGATACATACACAGAGTTAATCAAAGAAGATATTGAAAAAGCAATGATGTATATCCACAACAAAGCAGTAAGACCAATCATGAAAAATTTCGAAGACCATTTGAGTCTTCTTTTTTATGGTCAAAATTCGGGGAAACGAATTAAATTCAAAATTAATATTCTTGATTTTGTTACTTATAGCAACAAAACGAATATCGGTTACAACCTTGTACGTACAGCCATTACGTCACCTGATAATGTCGCTGATATGCTCGGATTCCCTAAACAAAATACTAAGGAATCACAATCTATTTATATTTCAAATGACTTAACTGAAATTGGTAAGAAAGAGGCAAGCGATGGTTCAGTGGGAGGAGGTGAATAAACGTGAAGGGAGATACAATTCATGTTAGTTGTGGAGACATGGACATTAGAATTCATAAGAAAAGTCCTACAATGTTCGATGTGGTAGTTGGAAATTGTAGGACTGGTAATGGCATTCTGATGTGTTCTGTAGAACAAGAGAAGCCACCATATTTGTTTTATAAAATTATTAATCTACAGGTTTATTCAAAAGAGAAATTAGCCATTGGTTCTCCGAATATATTGCTTCAATTGTTGGATTGTAATCTGAATAACCATGGAACGCAAGGAGGTGAAGAGAATGAAAATTGAAATCCGAGGGAGTCAAGTCATACTCGATGGTTATGTGAATGTTGTGGACAGAGAAAGTCGCATGTTGCCTTCTCCAAGGGGATATTTCAAAGAGAGAATTATCCCAAAGGCGTTTGAAAAAGCATTAAAGAAAGCAAAGAATGTGGACTTGCTTTTTAATCACAATAAAAATAGAAAGCTTGGCTCTATTGAAAACAGAAATTTAGAATTGTATGAAGACAATATTGGTTTAAGGGCGATCGCTACGGTTACAGATGAACAAGTGATTGAGAAAGCGAGGAATAAAGAATTGCGTGGCTGGTCATTTGGCTTTGTTTCTGAAAAAGATTCATGGGAAGAGGGTGAATCTGGTGTTCAAAAGCGTTCTATTGAAGAACTAGAGCTTTTGGAAGTTTCTATTTTAGATATGACACCAGCCTATGTCGCAACTTCCATTGAAACCAGGGGCGAACATACAACCATGATTGAAATGAGAAGTGAAGAAGCAGCCGTAAAAACAGTTGTGGAAGATGATACCGAAGAAAGAAACAATATTATTAAACAAATAAAAAAGGTCTTGGAGGAAAATTAACATGAATGTAAAAGAAATTTTAAACGCATCTTTAACAAGAACGAAATCTCGATTAGCAGAATTACAAGGGAAAGTAGAAAAAAATGAGGTTCGTTCAGAAGAATTAGCGGCTGTAAAAGCAGAAGTAGAGCAATTAACAAAAGAAGTACAAACTATTTCTGATGAATTAGCGAAACTAGAAGAGGAAGAAAAGGAAGAAGCTCCAGACAAAAAGAAAGACGATGACCCAGATAAAAAAGAAGATCCAGCAGCAAAAGAAAATCCCGATGCAAAAACTGAACTGTCAGAAGAACAACGTTCAGCTATTTCAGCATCTATCGCAGCAGCTCTTTCTACGAAAGGTCATCGTGCAAACAAAGAAACAGAAATTCGTTCCGTATTTGCTAACTACATGGTAGGTAACATCGATGAAAAGGAAGCCCGTGCATTAGGGTTAGTTACTGGTAATGGTTCTGTTACGATTCCAGATTTCTTAAGTAAAGAAATTATTACGTATGCGCAAGAAGAAAACTTCTTACGTCGATTAGGAACAGGAGTAAAAACAAAAGAAAATATTAAGTATCCTGTTTTAGTTAAAAAGGCAGAAGCACAAGGGCATAAAAATGAGCGAACAAATAATGAAATGCCGGAAACAGATATTGAATTCGATGAAATCGAACTATCTCCAACAGAGTTTGATGCGCTTGCTACAGTAACGAAAAAGTTATTAGCGCGTACAGGTTTACCGATTGAACAAATTGTTATGGACGAGTTGAAAAAAGCGTATGTTCGTAAAGAAACACAATATATGGTTAATGGCGATGAGGCTAATAACATAAATGATGGTGCATTGGCAAAGAAAGCCATTGAATTTAAAACGGATGAAAAAAATCTTTATGATGCATTAGTAAAAATAAAAAATACACCCGTTAAAGAAGTACGTAAAAAAGCACGATGGGTATTAAATACAGCAGCGCTAACAAAAATTGAAACAATGAAGACAACCGACGGTTTCCCGTTACTCCGTCCATTTAATCAAGCGGAAGGTGGAATTGGCTATACGCTATTAGGCTTCCCTGTTGAGGAAGAAGATGCAATTGACATTCCTGATGCACCAGATACGCCAGTCTTTTATTTTGGTGACTTCTCTAAATTCTATATTCAAGATGTTATTGGCTCATTAGAAGTGCAAAAGTTAGTGGAGTTATTCTCACGAACAAATCGTGTAGGTTTTCGTATCTGGAACTTACTAGATGCTCAATTAATTCATTCTCCATTTGAAGTACCCGTTTATAAGTATGTGTTGAATGAAGTAGCTATGCCAGTTAAACCCTGATCAGCCGCTTCCTATTGGCGAGGCGGTTATTGGCAAGAGTTTCATCATTGAATAGGAGCGTGAAATAACATGGGAAAAACGAAAGAAGAACTAAAAACAGTGTTTATAACAGGATATAAACCAATGCAACAAGATTTTGCAGATTTGATTGATGTAGCGGGAACACAAGGTCTCAAAGGAGATAAAGGTGACAAGGGTGATACAGGAGCCAAAGGTGAAGTTGGTGCGAAAGGCGCTGATGGGAAGAATGGAACAAACGGTGCCAATGGTGTCGGTATTAAATCTATTTCTTTAACTGTTGACGGTGCTGGGAAATTAACAGGTGGTATCTGGGTTGGAACAGATGATAAATCGAATGCTATTACCATCAATAGTTAGTATGGGTACGAACTATGAATAATCTAATTGATAAGTTAAAATCACATATTCATTGGGAAGAGGGCATGGATGATTCTTTACTCTCTTTTTATATGGAACAAGCAAAGACGTATGTAAAGAATGCGACAGGCAAACAAACCGAGTATTTAATTATTATGGTAGCCGGCATTTTCTATGATTACAGGGTCTCTGAAAAAGAATTAGAACAAGCCCTCAATGCTTTAACACCATTTTTTGTCCAGGAGGTTTATGCCGATGAAGCGAAAGACGAATAACCTCAAATGGATGGGTGAGCTACTTAAATTAGGAGAAACCATTGATCCAGAAACAGATCGTGTTGTGATGGGATATCCGTTAGAACGTAAGATTTGTTATAACAACATTGGAGTTACGGCTACTGATAAATTTACAACAAAAGATACGAATGAAATTGTAAAGAAAATTGAGGTTCGTATTGATCGAGAGATTGAAAACAATCAAAAAGATTACCGTGTAAAAGTTGGTGGTCGTATTTACGATATGGAGCGTATTTACGTAAAAGAAGAAGAACGATTGATGGAGGTGTCACTATCGTATGCAAATTAATTTTGAACAATTGCGAGCTCTTATGAAACAATCTGGTATTCCAGTTTCTCGTGATAGTGCTCCTACTCATACAGATTACCCTTATATTGTGTATGAGTTTGTGAATGAGCAACATAAGAGGGCTTCTAATACGGTCCTGAAAAATATGCCACTTTATCAGATTGCCGTTATAACAAATGGTACTGAAAAAGATTATGAGCCACTAAAGGCTGTTTTTAACGAAGCAGGCGTTTCTTATTCTCAATTTGATGGAATGGGTTATGAAGAGAACGACGACACTATCACGCAGTTTATAACGTATGTGAGGTGTATTCAGTAATGGCTTCTAATAATAATGGATTTGCTGAAGCATTAGAAGATATCAATACACTATTACGGGTTGATAAACAAGTAAGTCTTGATGTATTAGACGAAGCAGCAAAGTATTTTGCGAGTAAATTAAAACCAAGAGTCACAGCATCCAATAAAAACAAGCGAACACATTTAAGAGATAGCCTAAAGGTTGTCATAAAAAATGATCGCGTATCTGTGGAATTTGAAGATGCAGCATGGTATTGGTATTTAGTTGAACATGGCCATAAAAAAGCAAATGGAAAGGGTCGTGTGAAAGGAAAACACTTTGTACAAAATACTTTCGATGCAGAAGGTGACAAAATTGCTGATATTATGGCACAAAAAATATTAGATAGAATGTGAGGATGATAGAAATGCCAGTTGTAAATAAAGAGATTCAATATTCCGTAGGGATTGAAGAGTTATATCTATGCATGATGGAAGGCGCTGAAACATCAGATGCACTTCCTACCTATAAAGAGGAAATTTATAAACAAACGAATATTTCTGATTTGACGATTTCCACTACCTCTACAAACTTTACAAAGTGGGCTTCTAATAAAAAAATCATTAATGTCGTAAAAAATACAGCATTCGGACTAGCATTTAACCTTGCTGGTTTAAACCGTGAAGTAAGAGATAAAATCTTTGCAAAAACACGTAAAAAAGGTGTGTCTTTTGAAACGGCAAAAGCGAGAGAATATCCAAAATTTGCAGTAGGTGTTGTGTTTCCGCTTAATGACGGAACAAAAGTCTTACGCTGGTATCCGAAATGTACAGTTGCTCCAATAGAAGAGTCTTGGAAAACACAAGGTGATGAAATGACTGTGGACGACGTTGCTTACACAATTACAGCAGATCCATTGTTATGTAACGATGTTACGCAAGCCGAATTAGATACTGGTGACCCAGAAGCAAAAGGAATCAAAGTTACTGATTTCTTAAAACAAGTTATTTGCGATGAATCTCAATTAGCGCAACTAGGTGGAACTTTAGGTAAATAAGGAGTGATAGTATGGCACGTTTAAGTGATTTAGTTAACGTTGATATCAATAGAAATAAAATTAAGATACAGAAGGTGGAAATACCTGTTATTTTTACAATGGATTCATTTCCTTATGTGGAAGAGTCATATGGTGGGGATTATCATGTATTTGAAAAAGAATTGCATGGAATGATGGCGAAGGGACAATTTAGCTTAGGTGAAAAAGAAATTAAGTTAATGAGTACGCTGATTTATGCGATGGTTCGTAGTGGTGGTACTGAATGTACACCAGAAGAAATCAAAAATTCAATACCTATGTATGATCTACCTGATATTTTCAAAGTTGTAATGGAGATTTTCCAAGGTCAAACTTTCCAAAACTCTGATATGGAGAAGCTGAAGCAAGAAAAAAAGTAAAGAACATACTGAATGAAAAGGAAGAATCTCAGTCCGAATTGGATTGGGATTTTTATTTTTATGTCGGTAATACGTTATTGGGATTAAGCATGGATGACTTTTGGAAAATCACTCCTAATCATTTTTTAAAGCAATTCATTATGCATCTCCGATATAACAATCCAGAAGCATTAAATGAGAAGAAGCCAAAACAAATTTACACGCTAGATCAAACTCCGTTCCGGTAAGTGAGGTGAGAAAATGGCAGGGAATAATAAAGAAAGAAACGTTGTTCTTAATTTTAAAATGGATGGACAAGTGCAGTATGCTCAAACATTGAAGCAAATTAATATGGTCATGAACAACGCAGCGAAGGAATATAAGAACCATATTGCAGCAATGGGGCAAGATGCCACTATGACGGATAAATTAGCAGCTGAAAAGAAGAAGTTAGAAATTCAAATGGAAGCAGCTAAGAAACGTACAGAAATGTTACGTTCGGAATATCAAGCAATGTCTAAAGATACAAATACGACAGCTGAACAACTTAATAAAATGTACGGTAAGTTACTTGATGCAGAACGTGCGGAAACTTCTTTAAATAATGCAATGAGACGAGTGAATGAAGGTCTGTCAGAGCAAGCAATTGAAGCACGAGAAGCGCGCGGTACATTACTTGATTTACAAGAGAATTCTAAGAAACTTGAAGCAGAACAAAAGCGATTAACAAGCTCGTTTAAACTTCAAAATGCTGAATTAGGTCAGAATGCTAGTGAAGCTGACAAGTTGGAATTAGCGCAGAAACAATTGCGTCAGCAAATGGAAATGACGGATAGAGTCGTCCACAATTTAGAACAACAATTAAGTGCAGCAAAGCGTGTGTATGGCGAGAATTCCACAGAAGTACAACAGCTTGAAACGAAATTGAATCAAGCTAAAACTACATTGAAGCAATTTGAGAATTCTTTGCATAGTGTTGGACAAAGTGGTTCGCAAGCTGCAGACGGTATGGCTGAGATAAATAAAAAATTAGATATGAATAATTTGATGGAAGCAGCTGAAGTCTTACAAGGGATGTCAGAGAAACTGATTGAACTTGGTAAAGCAGTTGTGGGTGTAGCTATAGATTTTGATACTTCTCAAAGAAAAATTCAAGCTTCTTTAGGTCTAACATCTAAAGGTGCGGAAAATCTTCAAAAGATTGCAGTCGATACCTGGAAAAAGGGTTTTGGTGAAAATCTAGAAGAGGTTGATAATGCACTGATAAAAGTCTATCAAAATATGCGTGATGTTCCACATGAAGAATTACAAGGTGCTTCTGAGAATGTTTTAACACTTGCTAAAGTCTATGATGTTGATTTAAATGAAGCCACTCGTGGTGCAGGACAAGTAATGAGCCAATTTGGATTATCTACTGAGAAAACATTTGATCTATTAGCAGCAGCTGCCCAAGAAGGTCTTAATTACTCAGATGAATTGTTTGACAACCTTTCAGAATATGTTCCCCTCTTCAAACAAGCAGGGTTCTCAGCTGAAGAGATGTTCACCATTCTTGCGAATGGGACACGTGACGGCGCTTATAATTTGGATTATATCAATGACACAGTTGCCGAATTCGGAAAAAAAGTACAAGACGGATCAAAAGGCACGGCCGATGCGTTTGCTGATCTTTCAGAGGAAACACAATCGGTTTGGAAATCATTTAATGACGGTAAAGCAACAGCCGCTGATGTGTTTAAAGCTGTAATAAGTGATTTAGGAAGTATGGATGACAAGGTAAAACAGAATCAAATTGGAGTTGGGTTGTTTGCTACTCGTTGGGAAGACATGGGTGCTAAAGCTGTATTAGGGCTTACTGATGTAAATGGTGGTCTTGGTGATGTAAATGGTCGTATGGATGAAATGAAAAAGCTTCAAGAAGAATCACTTGGTCAGCAATTTCAAAGTGCATTGCGAGAAACACAAGCAGCATTAGAACCGCTTGGAAAGAAATTTGCTGAACTGGCTAAAGATATTTTACCTCCAATTGTTGGTGGAATTAAATCTGTAATGGATTGGTTTAGTAAATTGTCTGAGGCAGATCAAACGCTTTTAATAGTGATGGGGACATTGAGCGCCGCATTTATCATTCTAACTCCAATCGTGGCTGCTCTTGCTTTTTCGTTTGGCGCGTTAAATCTTGCGTTTTTACCTGTAGCAGCTACGATTGCAGCGGTCTCCTTAGCGATAACCGGTATAATCATGCTAATAAAAAATTGGGGTGCTATAACCGATTGGCTTTCTGAAAAGTGGACCCAATTTAAAGATTGGTTTGGTGAATTGTGGTCTGGTTTAGTTCAAACTTGTAGCGATGGATGGAATGCTACAGTTGAGTACTTCTCAGGTGCCTGGTCTTCATTTATTGAGATGATGCATAGTTTTTTTGATCCTATAGGTCAATTTTTTAGTGATTTATGGTCTGGAATTGTTGAAATCGCGTCATCTTTTTGGTCTTCCTTAGTAGAAACAGCATCGCAATTGTGGGGGACACTAGTACAAACTTGGCAAGATACATGGAACACGATACTTACAGTTTTAGATCCGATTATTTCATTAATTTCTACGGTTCTTGAAGCGGGATGGTTACTAATACAAGCGGGTGCACAAATAGCGTGGGCTGCCATTTGTAGATATATTATTGATCCTATGACTGAAGCGTATAACTGGTGTAAATCTCAAATTGGTGAGCTCGTTTCTTGGTTGAATTCGCAGTGGGAAACTATAAAATCCTATACGTCTGCAGCTTGGGGTTTGGTGAAACAGTATGTCATTCAACCAGTTCAAGAATTGTGGAATACAACAAAAGAAAAACTGAATGATTTAGCAAATTGGATATTAGGAAATTGGGCGAAAATCCAATCTTATACGCTTTCAGCGTGGCAGTTAGTTTATAAATATATTATTGATCCAGTTATTTCAGCTTACAATTCAGCGAAAGAAAAGTTTGAGAGTTTATATAACAGTGCTAAAGAAAAATTTGATGCGGTCAAGAATGCAGCGCAAGAAAAATTTGATGCAGCTAAACGTAATATCATTGATCCAATTCAAGAAGCGGTTGGAAAGGTAGAAGAGTTTGTGGGTAAAATCAAAGGATTCTTTGATGGACTTAAATTAAAAATACCTAAACCTGAAATGCCGCCAATGCCACACTTTAGCTTAGAAACTAGTACAAAGAATGTTTTAGGAAAAGACATTGTATATCCATCTGGTATTGGTGTGAAATGGAATGCTAAAGGCGGGATTTTTACTCGTCCAACTATTTTCGGGATGCATGGTGGGCAACTTCAAGGGGCTGGTGAAGCTGGACCAGAAGGTGTTTTACCGTTAAATAAAAAGACTTTAGGTGCGATTGGTGAGGGAATTGCAGCAACGATGAAGAGTGAACCGACTCAAGTTCATATTCACAATCCTGTTGTAAGAAATGACCGTGATATTGACCTTATGTATGAGAAAGCTGATGAATGGTTTTCACAACGTGGTCGAAATATGCAAGTAGGAGTAGGGAGGAATCAATTTGGTTGATATAGTTATCGATAATGAATTAGTAAATGATTATGGTATCTCTCTTGTTGGTCGCCCTAAAATTCCGACCGCAGAACAAGAAGTAGAGTTTATACAAGTACCTGGTCGACATGGATCATTGACGAAGAAAGGTGCGTTTAAGGACGTCTCTTTAAAAATTAAATTTAATATGCTGGAATTAGAGGAAGACTTAAAGCCTTTAATTCGTCGTATGAAAGCAAGGTTAATGAAGGGGAAAACATTGAGTTTCACTGATGATGAACATGTATATAGAAAAATAAAACATGTTGAAATTGGCGATATAGAAAATGAAATGGAAGAACATGGAGAATTTGAAGCGAACTTTACCTTTGATCCATTCGAATATGCTAGGGTGATGCCTTTAACATTAACTGAATCTCAAATACTATTTAATCCTGGTACATTTGAAGCGGCGCCGAAATTAGAGGTATTTGGTGGTGGCGATTTACGAATCACAATTAATGACTCATCGTTTCAAATAAAAGCTGTAACAAATTCCGTTGTGGTAGATTCAGAACTTTTAATTGCTCATTCTGGTACAACTCCAATGAAAACAATCGGTGCATTCCCTATTTTGTCAGAGGGGAATAACACAATTCAATGGTCTAGTAATGTTACTAAAATTATAATAGAAACGCGGTGGAGATATAAATGATTGTATTGTATGAACCAAATGAAACAGATTTCACACATAACGGAATCGGCATTTTAGATACATATATTTACGGTGCAACTGTTGAGGAAGTGCTCAACGGTTTATTTGTATTTAAATTTAGTTATCCGTTATTTGCTCCATATGGAAATGAAATCAATGGAATGAGTATTATAAAGGTACCGACTCCTGACGGAGACCAATTATTCAGAGTTGCATCGTACAATCCTAGTATGTGGGAATTGACGGCACAATGTTATCACATTTTCTATGATTTAACGGAAAATCTTATTGAAGATATATACATTGATAATCAAACAGGGAATACAGCGATGGATCGCATAGCAACTGGATGCCAATATAAGCATCCTTTTACTTTTTCTTCTGATCTAACAAAAGTAGCAAGCTCACGTATTGTAAGGAAAAACCCTGTTGAAATTATTTTGGATAACAGTCAAGAAAATGCTTTTGTGAATCGTTGGGGTGGCGAATTAAAACGAGATAACTTTGATGTGAAGATGTTAAGAAGTCGTGGCAGGGATAGAGGGGTCGTAATTAGGCATAAAAAAGACCTGTTAGGTTATGAAGGGGTTGTGGATTGGAAAAGCCCTGTTACTCGTATTATGCCACAAGGATTTAATGGGTTATTTTTACCGGAAAAATATGTTGATAGTCCTCTTATTAATAAATACCCGCACCCTAAGATTCGTATTGTGGAATGTAAGGATATTAAGGCAGCCATTGGTGAGAATGCTAAGGATGAAGATGCTGTTCCACTTGAGGAAGCCTATAAATTGTTGCGTAAAGCATCAAAAGATATGTTTGATAATCAGCATGTGGACCAACCAAAAGGAACGTATAAGGTTTCATTTCAAGAGCTATCACAGACAGAGGAATATAAGGACTATGCAGTGTTACAAAGTGTTTATATGGGTGACATTGTTACTGTGGAACATAAAGAAGATGGCGTTGACGTCCAAGCGAAGGTAAATGCCTATAAATATGATCCAATTAAAAAAGAATACATCAATTTAACGATTGGTAATTTTAAAGAATCGTTTGCAGATATACGAGGAAAAATTGACCAAATGAAAGATGAGCTGTCGGATATGAATGTTTCTATACTTGAAGCCGCTAAAGAGCATGCAACAAATCTTATTACTAGCGGTTTTGGTGGTCATGTACGTCATTACCCTGACAGAATCCTAATCATGGATACAAAAGATGAAATGACAGCCAAAAAAGTTTGGCAATGGAATATTAATGGTTTAGGTTATTCGTCCACAGGGATTAATGGTCCGTATGGACTTGCAATGACAATGGATGGACGGATAGTTGCTGATTTTATCACAACGGGTAAATTAAATGCAGCTCTTTTACAAGCCGGTACGATTAAAGGGCAAAAAGGAAATATGACCATTGATCTTGATAACGATAAGATGAAAATAGCTAACGGGGCAATATCCATTCTTAGACCTGATGGTTATGAGGTTATTAGTGATGGTATGGCAAAGTTTGATTTAACCGTTGATTCTCACGAGCCTATGTATGTAGGTCAAGGTGTTTATGTTGACGGGTGGTGGTGGGTTACTACTGTAACAATCCCACGAGAATGTCAAGTATACACAATTAGGCATCAAGCTAGGTATTTAAAACTACATCTAGGTGTATTTGTGGACGCAGGCGGAACAGGAAGAGTAGAAGTGGCGGAAATTCGTGGTGGTACGGGTTCTGTAAAGGTAGCCGAAAGAACTTTTACAAACGGTCAAGGCGGAAATGAAGCGAACGCAGGAGTTACATTGACTGTAGATTTAGGTGTGCCAGATGGGAAAATGAAATCATTCGTTTTATCGGTTGGAAGCGTAGGTGGTGGCGAAAAAAGAGCGTTTTGTAGAAAAATTAGAACTTGGCTAGAGGGTTAAACGAGAGAGGAGTGATTACATGACAAGACTATTCAATTTAAACTTAGATGTAATTTATAGCTATAGTTTCTTACAAGAACCAATTGAAGTTCGTAAGGATGATAGAGACACAACAACTGTGGAGGTCACTGTAACGAATAAAGGGAAACCTTTTAACCTAAAAGGCTGGAAAATTGTTTATGAATGTCGAGTAGCAAACGGTAGTTTTGTAAGGGATGATGGTAGTAAATTCAGCAACATTAAGGTAATTGATGAAGCGAAAGGTATATTTAGATATACGTTTATTAACGAAGCGATTCGTACGGTTGGTAAGGTAACTAAAGCGTATTTTTCGTTTGAGAAATCTGATAACTCTTTACAGAATCCAATTGATAGAGTTACAACAAGAGATTTCAAATATAAAGTTATTAGTGATGCTATTTCGGGTTCTAGTGGCGTTGCGGCTCACTACGTATCTGAGTTAGAGAAAATCATCGAAGAAATGAAAAAAGCATCTGCCGAAATGGATTTGGATGCAATTCTAATGAAAATCAAAGAAATCCAAGATCAAATCGGTAAAGTTGACTTTGTTAAACGTGGTGGCGACACGATGACAGGTCACTTTGCTATGGATGTATCTAACGGTGAGAAAGTTATTAGAGCTATGCATTCAGCGGGTAAATTCGGTGCAGGTATGACTTTCAGGTCTAACGGTATTGGGTTGTATGATTGGGGGAATAACTCCAATATCCTTCAATGGGATTCTGATACTAAAACGTTAACCTTAGCCAACGGTGTATCTAATACAAACATACTAAAAAAAACTGATGTATACCTAGATTGGATCAGAGCAGACGGTTGTCCTAACAGACTCGTTGATGAAACAGACCTAAATAACGTAACAAAAGCAGGCATTTACGATGTCAGAAACCCGAAAAACTCACCTGTAGGAGATTGGGCGTTTTTAGAAGTTATCCAACAGACGGATCAATATGTTTTACAAAGATTGACTTCATTTGTTTCTACACAAAGAAATAAAATGTGGACAAGAACATCCAGTAATGGCGTTTGGGACGATTGGGAGGAAAAAGGTGGCTTAGAAAAAGTTGCGGCAGACCCTATGACGCACTTAAATAGCGCTAAAATTTTAACTCGTATACCTACAAAACAGAGTGTAAGTGGTCGTGAATTATGGCTACAATGCACTAACGTCAACGATGAAAAACAAGAGATATACACTAACTATCAAGATGATGGTGGTGTATCTAGAATTGAAATCTTTGGATTCGACGGTAAATCTAAGGGCGCAAAACAATTCAGTATCAACCCAAACTCGTATACAGAATCGTTACCGTACTTCTATCAAGGTTCTTACTTGATGTTTATCGTGCGAACCACGTCAGATTCTAAATACAATATTTTTAACTGGACCAAAGGCACATTGAGTGCAGCTTATCAATTACAAGGTCGTCAAACAATTGCTGTCCGTGACGGAAATCGAATGATTACAGTCAAAGAAAATCAACAAACGGGCGCTATCATCGGAATGTATATCTATGATTGGGATTCAGTGACGAAAGGTGCACCGAAGTTGATTGGAGAAAAAGATTTCGAAACAACTTCTAATACACCGGAAAAGACTCAAGGTGTGGTGCAAAACAAAGGTTATACGTTCTTATGCCAAGGAAAATGGAAGGGTCACCCACACATGACTGTTATTAGCAATACGGGTAGGATACAGAATGTGTTCCGTTATTCTAAACGTTCACTTGCTGAGATTATCAACAAACAATACCCGAATGCGATTGCAGCAAGTCAAATGGATACGTGGGAATATGAGTCAGAAGGTGGTTGCACTTATAAAGGCAAGTTAGTAACGACTCAAGTTGCTCCTGACTGGGCTTATCTGTTCATTCACAATTCAGCTGATGGAACGCCTATTGAGATAGAGTCTGATAGTACGCAGGTGGCTAGTAGTGGCAGTAGTATTGGCGGACTACCGACGGCATTTTGGTTCAATCGTAGTTCGTTTAATTACGGCATTGGAAACAACGTTGTTAAGCATGACAAAGACCCTCGTTGGACGCAAGGTAAAGTACCTGTGACTTATGATGGGACTTACTATAAAACTACCGAGGACGGCATGTATGACATCGATGTATTCTTTTCTGCACTTTGTAAAGGGGCGGCAGCTGAACATACTATTGCAGTGGACTTTATGCGTGATTCGGATAATTCGGTTTCATCTACTTTTGAACTCGCTAGCTTTGCTAATGGGTATGAAAATCGTTATGCCCGACTCTACGGGAAACTTACATGGTTTATTGAGAAAGATACACGTTTCAAAATCATGTATAAAAATAATGATAACGCATCTTCAGAACACTATGAAACTCGCGTGACCATCACAAGAATGTAAAATGAATAAAATATTATTAATGATTTAGGAGCATGCACATGCTTCTATTTTTATTGCCAAAAAGGAGGGTGTGTTATGAGTATGAATCAAATAATTGAGATGACTGTCGACATTCAAGAGGGGACTACTCATTCTTATAAGGAGTTTTCCCAAAACAATTTAAATAACTCAGAATTAATATTGAACATTGCTGATGGCGGAAAAGAATTCCCTTTAGAGGAAAAAGATGAAATTATTGTATATTTCCAAAAGCCCGATAAGCAATTTGTGTTCCAGGATAAAGACATTGTTGTGTTAGATAAAGCGAAAGGGAAAATTAAAGTCTTATTAACAGCTCAAACAATTGCGGTACCTGGAGTTGTTTATGGTGAGATCTCTATTGAACGAGTAGAAGGTGGAGTTAAAAAACGTACGAGCACATATAGTTTTACTTTTAGGGTTCGTCCTTCATTGGCATCAAATGAGGTAATTGAATCTACAAATGAGTTTGGTCCTTTACAGAAAGGAATTGAAGTAGGAGAAAAATTAAAAGATGTGGATTTCGCTCCGATTATTGCAGCTGGTGAATTAGCAAAGGGAGCGGTTAAGAAAACAGGAGATATATTCACAGGCACAATGTGGGTGGACGGGGGATTCATTTTTAGAGGAATAGGATCAACATTTGACCAGAGGCCTTATAATGGTACAACATACTTGAAAGGGTTTCGCCATGCAGTTAATACAACTCATAACTTCTATGCTCTAGCTCCAATAGATGAAACCGGGTTGGCAAACTTTTCTAATCAATTGAGATTTGATGGCGACACGGGGAGGTTACTTGTTAAGGAATTCGCTACCTTAAAAGATGGACGAGTTAACTTGACGTTGACCGCGGATGGATCAAACCCTGATACGAATTATCCTCTAACAGCCACACGTAGAGGCAATACAGTCACAGTTAGTGGATCTGTGATGCTTAACCCTGCAACTTCAGGTACAACAATATCTAATGTACCTGTAGATATGCGTCCAGTAGGTAACGTCAATATGTATACTCCAAGTAAATCAACAACCGCTGGAGATGTCATGCAAGTATTCATAAATGCTACCTCAGGCGCACTTGCACTATACGGAGCTAGAGGTAAAACAGTCGATTTCGTAATGACTTACGTGGTTAACTAAAAAGGAGGGAAACTTAATGGCTAAATATTACGGTTACTGTTACAACGATGAGGGAATCTTTACAGAGATTATCCCTCTCAAGGAAAAAACAATCTATGAGAAACAAACTTTCTACCGGGAAGAAACTCAGGAGGTTGTCACACCCTTCAAGGCATGTGACTTACACAAAGATACACTTGTAGAGGAAATCGACCCTGATTGTCCTGACTGTAAGGATCAAACTGTTGCTATTGTTACTGTAAATGTACCTTATGAGGAAGATGTGATTATTGGTTATGAACCTGATATTCCACCTAATTGTACTTTAGAGGTTTGTCCCGATGGCATTTATTATCCTAGATTCATTGATGGTACATGGTTGAAAACAGTGGAACCAAAGCTTGAAGAACCACAACCTGAGGAGCCTTCAGAATTAGATAAACTTAAAAAGCAGCTGGAATTCATACAGCAGGCTATGGATGAAGTTATTATAAATAATCCGGGTAAAGAAGAGTTTAAAACTCTCATTGATCAACAAGTGTTAATTCAAAAGGCTCTAGATGAGTTAATCATTTCTAGTATTCAATAAAAAAGGAGTGGACGAAACATGGCTGAGTACATGGCGCAGCGAGTCATTGATGAAGTTTTTACGTATGTATATATCATTACAAAGATGAAGGTGTACAAAGTAAGAATTGATAAATATTTAAATGAAAATGGAAGAGAAGATTTAATTACGGATAGCACACCATAGTGGGCTTTTTTTGAATAAAATACAGCTTATATAACAAAGAGGGGCGATTTCGCTTCTCTTTTTTTTGCAAAGGGGATGAGAACAATGGAGGATGCAATTTTTAATTCAATGATGCAACAAGGAGCATTCGCAGCATTATTCGTGTGGATGCTTTTTACTACGCAAAAAAAGAATGAACAGCGTGAAGAGCAGTATCAAAAGGTCATTGAAAAGAACCAGAGTGTAATTGAAGAACAAGCAAAAGCCTTTAGTTCATTAGCAAATGATGTATCAGATATCAAACAAAAAATTATGGGGAATGGTGATGTAAAATGAAGAAATCTATGAAAATATTAAATTCAGTCGCAACGGCTTCTATTATTCTATTCACATCAACAGGAAGTGTTTTTGCAGATAGAGAAATGATTATTCCAGACTTACCAAAGCAAGGATATAGATATGGTGTTGGTGCATATGAAGGCGTTGTAGCTCATTCTACAGCAACTCCTGAAGCTCCAGCTATTAATATTAGAAATTATGAAGTTAGAACTTGGAGAAATGCTTTTGTACATTATGCAACGGATTGGGATGAGAATATTCAAATTGCATCTACTAAATATCGTGCATGGGGTGCGGGTCCAGTGGCAAACGCAAGATTTGTACATGTAGAGCTTTCCGAAACTAGCGACTCTATTAAATTCAAAAAATCGTATGAAAGATATGTAAAGTTACTTGCAAAAATCTTAAAAGATAGAAATATCCATCCAAGTATTGGGTTATGGACTCATAAAGATATCACATACAAATTGGGCGGTACAGATCATGAGGACCCACTTGGGTATCTTGCTTCTCATGGTGTATCAGAAGCTCAATTTAGAGCAGATGTACAACGGGCATACAATAATTCTAGTATGGACGTTTCTGTCCCTGAAAAGCCATCTAAACCGCCGACAGCAGTAACAGATGGTATCGCCTATATTGAAGGTTACAACGTTAACTTACGTAAAGGACCGAGTACGAGCTATTCTAAGATTCGTCAGTTAAATAAACCAGAATCATATATTGTGTGGGGTGAAAAGGAGGGTTGGTTAAATCTTGGTGGAGATCAGTGGATTAAGAGCGATCCATCTTATGTGAAGTTTGAAAAGAAAAGCACAGTAGATTCTTCTATTGTTGGAAAGCGTGTCGTTTCAAAAGTTAACAATCTACGTTTCTATGATGCTCCATCTTGGCAGGATAAAGATGTTGCTGGTTCTGTAGATGCAGGTTTAGGATTCACAATCGATGCAAAAGTAAGTGTTAATGGTTCACCACAATATAAAGTACACAATAGCAAAGGTAAAACATACTATGTAACAGCAAATGAAGCCTATGTGTATGTGAAGTAAGAAAATTATAAAAGTAGGAACTTTTTCATTAAAGTTCCTGCTTTCTTTATATAAAAATAAATTTTGACCTCAATCCATCTTTGTATAGCCTGTTTCTCACTTGAGAAACGGTAACTGTACCTTTTTAAATTCTAAATTCCTCCTTTTGAACATTGTATTATCCTGTCTGTTCATTTGAAAACCCTCTTATATAGAATAATTTATCTCTATACTATGTTTCAGTTTTACTGTACCACCTCACAATCCCACTCACGAAGATTTAGATTTTTAACGTCTTTATTTTGGTAACTACAACTTGAACATAGCTGACTAGAAGCAAATGTTTTTGAGACGACTACAACTTGCTTCCTGTACCATTTTGCTTTGTATTCCAACATATTTCGAAATTGTGACCAAGATACCTCACTAATTGCTTTGGCAAGTTTACTGTTTTTTAGCATATTGCTTACTTGTAGATCCTCAATACCAATTACATCGTGGTTTTTGATGATTTCGGTAGAGATTTTATCCAAGTAATCTTTTCTCGCATTAATAATATGTTCATGGACTCGTGCCACTTTCACACGTTGTTTATGCCAGTTCGAAGAACCAATACACTGTGCTTTTGCTAACTCCTCTTCTAATGTCAA